ATGGACCCCTTCTTCAGATGTCTTCTGGAATGGCAAATATTCCTGAAGCAATCCTTGAGGATGTTATTGAGGCGGCCGAGGATTGTCCCGGAGAATGCATTTTTATAGAGCCGTAGGCCCTACTTGACCGGACAAGCCCCTGTTGCGCAATCGTCCATATCAATTACATCACCAATTTTTGGTGTGTACATTGGAACCGAGAAGTCAATCTTGGAAAGCGTCTTTTCGTATGCTTCCTTCTGAATCTCCTCATATGGGGGGAGCGGGAAATTATGGTCAGAGTGCAAGAGGAACGATACAGACTTGATTCCTTTATCGTAATTCTTCTCTAGCCAATCCTTGATTTCTGACAGCTCTTCCTTGCGGTAATAGACAGTAACTGATACGGCATTATCAGCCCATTCAGTCTGCATCTTCTTTACCCACTCCAACTGCTGGATTGCGGTCATGTCCTTAGCAAGAACAGCATTATCTGGGGACTTGCATGGGAACTCAACAACATAGCGAGTGTGGTCTTCACGTCCGTCAAGACCAATATCCCACTGGACCTTGTATCCACGCTTGCGACACGCATCAACTAGCGGATCAGCGGCGCCAAATCGGACTCTACGGATATAGTAGCGAGCATAGGCAGGGTGAACCCCTGGGGTTATGCCGGGAAGAAGCGACAGCGTTCCCGATGGCTGAACAGTGGTAATTCTGACGGACTCTGGGAAACCATTTTCCTTTGAGTAAGAGGCATCAAACTCTCTCAGGTGCTTATACGCCTCGTCTAGCCAAGATATCTGGTCTTCGCTGGCTTGCAATATGCCCGTGATTGACTGTCCGAGTCTTGCGTTTTGGCGAACTATCTCGGTTGTCTTCTCGTATGGGTAGTTCATTCTTGTTATTTGCTTCTGAACCTTATAGAGAAGTGTGGAGATGTCCTTGAACTGCTCTAGAGACTCAATATTCGGCAGGAATAGAGTTGCAAGGTTGCAGGACTCTCCGTCGGCGAGCGCTATCTCCGCACAAGGGTTGAATCCTTCAATTGTGTTATCTAGACGCTTCTCCCCAAGTCTTCCATACTGGCGAGAAAGCCTTCTGTTCAAAAGTCCATATGGCTCGCCAGAGCCGTCATAGCCCTTCCAGAATTCAGGCATGATCTCATCAAAGTGGTCAGCATAAATACTGTTGTTTGAGTTCGCTCTCCAAGCAGGAACATTACCGGAAGACCAGTTTTTTGCCCTAAGGAACAAAACATCATCCGGGTCTCCCATTGCTATTTGCGCAGAACGACGAGAAGAGCCAGAAACAACAATGCGACCAATAATGTTGCAGATATCAAGAACATCAATAGACCTAAGCTTCTTACCTGTTCTGTTATCCATTACCTTGCAGATATCAGCAATGCCGTCAATTAGTGCACCAGGTCCAGATGCAGTTCCGCCAAATGTCTTTAGTGGTGCTCCAAATTCACGAATAAGAATTGTTGAGTAAGTGAAAGACTTGCCCGTGTAGAAGTATGACTTGAGAACACTATGAAGAAGTCTCCTCCATCCAGTGCGACTATCCGGAACAATTACATCAGCATCATTTGTTCTCTCATGGGTTATTGATACCCCAGCCTTGACTTTCGGCAATTCGTGAATTTTTGACCTCTCTACCGAGAATCCAACGCCACCGCCAAGCATTAGGTAGTCAAAAAGAAGCTCAAAATCTTCAACCTTCTCAATGTTTGTGAAGTAGCAGTTATTTAGCGATGTTGCGTTGAACTTCTTGACAAGCGGCGTACCAAGTTGCCATAGAGATCTTCCAGAGAAACTGCAGCGAAGATTGAAGCAATGGTCAAATAGACGCTCAGCCTCCTCCTGAGAGAAAGGCACTCCAATTTCAATAGCACCATTGATAACACGCCCGAGCGTCTCTGGCCATGTCTCATTGTTACCGTCATCCTTTGTTCTTGAGTATGTGCGAAGGAAAACTATTTCACCAAGACCGTTAAAACCCCAAGGGGCTGATTTTAGGGAATACGAATCAATAAAATTTTGGTCTAAGTAAGCCATTTTCTTTCTTTCTTGCTCTAAGAGGTGGCAGCAATCGCTGGGTTTAAGATTGTAACCTAGACGAGAATACTGAAAGAGTCCAGTATCTAAAGAATTTTTCAGAAATCTAAGAGATGCTCTGTTCTATTGGGAATTAACACTTAGTCTACAAGTCCTAGTCTCTTTGCTTCCTCATAAGGGATCTGTTTTCCCTTCCTGTGGATAAGTACACGAGACTTTGTGTATGGAGTTATTTGCTTCTCTTCAAAAATATCTTCTTCAACCAAGATAGTTACTGATTCATTTAGCGTGTCACTAATTCCCTGTCCAAAAATTACGATTGGAGGACCGGATGTTCCCGCACAATCTCCGGTTGGATGCCCACACACAATGCATGGTTCACGATTTCCACGGACAATCGTTGTGTCATGAAATATCCTATCGCTACCGTCTTGGTGCCAGGAGCTATTTCTAAACTGACTCATAATAGAACCATTTTATATCAAGAAAATTCCTGAATATAAAAACCATTGGTTGTTATTGTCGCCCGCAGTTCTTCATAGGCTTCATCAGGGAGCTGGTCCATCACTATTTCTTCTTTTAGAGCTTTTACAAGCATTTTAGGGAAGGACGAATTTCTAAGTATTTTTTCTGCATTATTTGGATAGGTCAACATTTCAAGCCATTTAATATTCCTGCCAACTTCGTAGACGTACGGAACGGCAACCAAATCAACCCCGACCCTTGATGAGGAATCCTCGTGTGCATGAGTCACCGTTAGGCACTCCTCTATGCCCATAGCCTTGTCTATATACGCCTTGGCCAGGTCTAAACCCTGCGTCTTTTCTGCATCCAGGGAGCAGTAGCCCTCGGCAATCATGGTTATGTCCGTTACCCCCCAGTATCTGCGTAGGGCTATGCAGAGGGCTCCACATTTGGTCAGGCGATCAGAGTGGTCCAGATTCATGAACTCTCTTTTCAGCTGGCAGATGATTGACAATTCAGAATCAACCCAGCCCATGAAGTTGAAGGTCAGGTCTTCGCCGACGCCAAATTCAGTAACGCACATTGATTTAGCCAGCTGGGCAGAGGTGGCAGCCAACGCCATTTTACTGAAAATATTGTCGTAGCTTCCATCCATGATTATTTAACACTAGGCGATAATCCGGTGGGGCAGGGGAGATACGCCACAGGAGGCCAATACATGACTAATATCTTCCACATGGCATCAAAAAAGAAACCAGCTCAAAAGAAGTCAGCAACCAAAAAGGCTGTGGCTAAAAAGAAATCGGCACCAAAGAAGGCTGCGACTAAAAAAGCCGCACCTAAGAAGGTGTCCGCCAAGGAGGCAGCCAGCAAGAGCAAGCCTCGCTCAACTACAGCCAATACTGTAAATGTTGAGATTTCTGAAAAACCATCCGGCAATGCGGAACTCGCAAAGCTTGTTGAGAATGTCAGTAATTCAATTACTACGACGACTAACACTGCCGTTGCGTCTTTCAATAAGGCTGTTGAAACCAAGAAGAAGTCTTGGATAAAGAAGCTTCTTGGGCGATAAGTCTTGACAACAGAACACAGGAAAGCCCCTAGGCGTTCTGTTGCGTCAATACAAAAAGTTGGCAAATGGGGCAGTGTTCAGTATGAACACAGGCTTCAGTGTGGACATGTAGAAATACGTCCCCGTGCATCCACTGCACCAAAACTGGCATGTGTTGGTTGCCTCAAAGCGCAACAATTTAGTAGTGAAATGCAGTCACTAGCTAAAAAAAATCAAACAAGCCAAATAATTTTGGATGATGAAAATTACGCAGGTAATGAATCATTAATAAATGACATGCGTGCTTCTATTGCATCCCACTTCGGAGTGCAGCTTGATTCCGTTGATGTCATCTCTACCGATGTTGGTGGATCTCTAAAAATTCAATGCGCCACCGTCTTTCTTTCCTCCTCGGATGTGTATAGGATTTCGCATCCGACAACGGGGAGAGGGAATGAGTCAATACGCAAACAATCCACCTGAAGATGGTTTGTGCAAGGGGCACGACACGGAAATGTGGTTTCCGGTATATAACAAGTCGCCCAAAGCAGATGAGCGTAGAAAAATAAAAGAAAACACTGCCAAAGCAGTCTCAATCTGCAATATATGTCATATTCAATCTAAGTGTCTTGACTACTCATTAGCGCATGAACCATATGGGATATGGGGAGGACTCACTGAAGCCCAGAGAGCTGTCGTGCGTTCAAAAAGAGGAGTAACTCTGTCAAGGGAGGGGCGAGTATTTTTCGCTGGCGTTGGCCTCAGGAGCGCCAATGGGGAACATATAAAAAATGGGAGCAGTAGTGATAGCGAATGAGTGGGGCGAGGTTTGAGCACACAAATTCATTCGTAGACAAGTTCCAGGGTGTTACTTCTCGTGGTGACTATAAATGGCAAGCCAAGTGTCCCTGTAGGAATGATGACTCCAACCCTTCTGTCTCAATCACGGAGGAGCAGGATGGAACTGTTCTTGTTTACTGTCATAGAGGTCTATGCAGTTTTGACGATATTTGCAATTCGGTTAATGTCAAGCCAACTGAACTTTTGCCACCAAGCAAGCGGGATGACTTTGCCAAAAAAGAAGAGCCACAATCGCTTGAGCATCTAAAACCAAAACTAGTGGAGACATACGACTACTTGGATGAGGATGGAAATCTTCTCTTCCAAAAAATGCGAATGCTCCAGGTCAATGGTTCAAAAACATTTAGGCAACGCAGGCCTACCGAGAGCGGTGATTGGGACTATTCGCTCGGGGATACACCGAAAGTTCTCTACAACCTCCCAGAGGTAATAAAGGCTAAGAAAAACAATATCCCGATATGGATTGTTGAGGGAGAAAAAGACGCCAATACCCTTATCTCCAAGGGTCAGGTTGCTACTACTGCACCAAATGGAGCAGGCCACTGGCTTGACATACATACAAGCGCCCTTTCTGGTGCGCAGATTGAAATAGTCGCAGATAACGACGAGCCAGGGATAGCTCATGCCGTCAAGGTGTATGCAGAACTAAAAAAGGCTGGCTGTGATGTTGGTGGAATATGGCTAGCCAAAGAGGGCAAAGATGTTACTGACCACATCAATGCTGGACTAACTCTTGATGATCTTGATGAACTTCCTGAATCAATGTTTCCGAAACAGAAGGAAGAACCAAAGGCCCTAAAGGAGAAGGGGATTGCAGAAAAAGCTCTTGATGTTGTGTCGGAGCTTGAAGAGCTCGTAATGAGGGCTGACTTAAATGTTCTACAAAAGCTGACAAAAGCTGGGAACATAGTCAACTCATTTAATGTTGGTACACCACTTGATTCTGGTAGGTCTGTTTCTTGGGATGATCTTATTAGTGAATCAGATGACGATTCCTATGACTGGCTAATAGAGAACCTGCTAGAGCGTGGGGAACGTGTAATAGTCGTGGCAGCTGAAGGCGTTGGAAAGACCATGCTTGCTAGACAGGTCGCAATTCTTACTGCGCATGGGATACATCCATTTACATTTCAAAGAATCAAGCCAGTTAGAACCCTCATGGTTGACCTAGAAAATCCTGAGAAAATCATTCGTCGCTCTGCAAGAAAAATAGTCAAGAGGGCGAAGGAAAGAAGTTTCACAAACGACCCGGTCTATGACATTTTCATAAAGCCATCGGGTCTTGACTTGCTCAAAATGGAAGACAGGATGCTGCTTGAAGAGCAGATACAGAAAACAAATCCTGAGCTCGTTGTTCTCGGTCCCCTCTATAAGTCTTTCGTTGACCCAGGCGGAAGAACATCAGAGTCGGTGGCTATTGAAGTCGCTAAATACCTTGACAGCATTCGTACTGTGTATGACTGTGCGCTCTGGCTGGAACACCATGCACCACTAGGTAACAGTATGTCCTCTAGAGACCTTCGGCCTTTTGGTTCTGCGGTCTGGTCAAGATGGCCGGAGTTCGGAATATCCCTACAGCCAGACATAACATCAGCAATTCCAGATGTTTACGACATAGGCCATTTTAGAGGTGCTCGTGACGAGAGATCATGGCCTACTAAAATAAAGAGAGGTAAGCTATTTCCGTTTGAAATAGTTAGCTAGGTAAACAGAGCAGATAATGGCCGAAGAAAAAAATAATAAGGCTGTCACGCGTGAATTCCTCAGCGAGCGTGATCTGCGCATTTTCAAGATGCGTCAGTCCGGTACTTCAATACAAGAAATAGCGAGACGCTTTGGCGTAACAACAAGTGTTGTATCAAAAGCCATACAGAGACAGCTTGAAAGAATGAACAGGGAGGCAATGCTTGCTTACCCAGAAGTATTACGCATGGAGCTGGAAAGGCTTGACAATCTACAGCAGGCCATCTGGCCTATGACTCAGCATAGAAAAGTCAAACTTGACGACGGGACAGAAGCCACTTACGAACCAGACCTAAAAGCAATACAGCAAGTTCTTTCAATCATGGACAGACGAACGAAGTTGCTCGGTATGGACCAAGTGAATGTAAATGTTCAAATGGACATGGCAAATCAGGCTCAGGACGCAATCAAGGTGACAATGGCTGGTGCAGCTGGTGGAGAAGCGAAGGAAAAATTTGACCCAGAATCAGAGGCAAAGCAACTTCTGGAAATTATGGGAATGTCTGGAGTTCTCCCGGCAGCAACAGTAAGGCAGTTACTTGGTCAGGCTGAAATTATTGACGCAGAGGTCGTAGAGGACTCTGAGGATGAAGATGACGAGACACTCGAGCTAG